AGTAGAAGATAACACACGGCCGCCCGCCCACGCGCGTTCATGTTATATATAGGGGGGGTGGGGGGGTCATTTGTTATATGGGGGTGGGTAGGGGTGCGAGGGCCACTCCCCCCCTACCCGTATATATGTACCACTCCTGCACAGGATAGGGTAACTGATACTGTAAACCACATTATAAGCCATACACCCCTAAATACGAGCATAATACCTCAATCCTGTACATACAAGTCCTATTATACCGGATATCACCCCATGACAGACTAAGATATAGTCCTACAGGGTCATATGACAGACTACCCCATATAGCACATAGGGCAATATCCCATAGACTAATGGACAGACTACGATATGGCAGTCATATAAGATAGTCTGTCATGATATGTATGTAGGAGGGGGGGAGAGGTGAGGGGGAGTAGTAGTATAGGGGTTCACCCCTGGGTAATAATAACCTTAGTTATACCCAAGAGATCACATCCGTCAACCCCCTAAATTAATTATCTTCTGTGATGGAGGATAGGGTATACTTCACCTCCGTTGAATGCAACGAGATACTAACACGGATATCCTCTCCCGTCAATCCCTATAATTCACGTATGAGCAATAAGAGATTGACACCCTCGACAATGACCTGTATACTGACATAGTCACAACAATATACAATGGAAGGAAGAAAAGACCTTGACATCCTCTAGAGAATCAGTACAACTATTCAATGATACAGGTGTAAGGCTACTAGAGCGCTTCTATGACTCCTTGAAGACTGGAGAATTAGTAGATCCTATAGACATCCCTAGCAGTGATCAATATTATATCTGGGTAGCCCTAAAGAGCCGTTTCCCAGGTATAACTTTAGGAGAAGCGGCCGCGGCCCTCTACCTAGAAGGATATACTTCCTTGAAAGGCTCTTTATTACTGACCCAATAACTTTCACCAGCATCGGCATGATTATAAGAACAATAATGGAAAGAAGACAGAATGAAGACGACTAGCGGCACCAATAGCAAGCGGCCCCTTACAGCGATGCAACAGGCATTCTTAGATGCCCTGTTCTCAACCGCTGCCAATGGTGATGCGCGTACTGCCATGGACATTGCAGGATACAGCAAGGCTACCCAGGTCTCTCTATGCGTAGAGAGCATGAAGGAAGAGGTCGTAAACCTAACCCATGCGTACCTAGCATCTACCGGCCCACTGGCGGCCGTAGCTATGCGCGGGGTAATAACGGACCCGACTGCCCTAGGTAATAGAGACAGACTAGCTGCAGCTCGTGAGATACTAGATCGTACTGGCATCGTGAAGACTGAGCGAGTCCAGGTACAGACTGACGCTGGGGGCCTGTTCATCATGCCCCCTAAGAAATTAGATAACAACAATGACGACACCCCACAAGAAGATTAAACCAAATAAGACTGAAAACCGGACACACAGCTCAAGTCAGCAAAACGAAGACGGTTCCTGGCAACCTGTGATCCGGCACTCTCGTACCGTCCCTTTCGGGTATGAGGCTGACCCCGAGAACAGCAAGCTCCTAAACCCGATACCAGAACAACTAGATATAATAATGGAGGCCAAAGAACATCTCAAGACGTGTGGCTACCGGGAAGTATCTAGGTGGATAACGGCTAAGACGGGCAGACCTATATCCCACGCTGGCCTAGCTAAGATAATCAAGGAAGAGAGTAAACGACTGCATGTCTCCAATCTCTACAGACATTATGCCACCCAAGCCCAAGAGTGGGCGCGGCTCCTCTCGCGTATCCAAGAAAACATCATCTACATCAAAGAGCAAGACAAAAAGTACGTCCCAGACACAGAGTGGGCAGACGAAGTCCTCGCTAGAAGAAACCCTAGTGACCTCACACTTGATGACGCCAGGGGCCGAGGCCGCAGCTCAGGAAGATCTGCCAACGACTGCTGAGAATAAGCACATAGTCTTCCAGCCCAACCCTGGGCCACAGGAGGACTTCTTATGTTCCCCTGAGAGGGAAGTCTTATATGGGGGTAGTGCAGGGGGCGGGAAGAGCTTCGCCCTCCTAGTTGACCCCCTGAGGTTCTGTGGACACGCCGGGCATTCGGCCCTAATCCTGCGACGCACGAACGATGAACTTAGGGAGCTAATACACAAGTCCAGTGAAGTTTATCCTAAGGCATTCCCAGGAGCTAAGTGGTCCGAGCGTAAGTCGCAGTGGACCTTCCCTTCCGGCGCTAGGATATGGCTGACGTACCTAGAACAAGATAAGGATGTCTTGCGTTATCAGGGGCAGTCCTTCACCTTCGTAGGTTTCGATGAGCTAACCCAGTACCCCACCCCATTTCCGTGGGATTATCTTAGGTCTAGGCTGAGATCGACTGACCCAGATATCCCCGTGTACATGCGGGCTACTACGAACCCTGGGGGTCCGGGCCATGCTTGGGTGAAGAAGATGTTCATCGATCCTGCCCCGGCTAATGAGCCCTTCTGGGCAACTGATATTGAGTCTAATGCCACCTTGAAGTACCCTAAGGGGCATAGCAAAGCTGGTAAGCCACTGTTCAGGCGCTTGTTCATTACAGCCAGCCTGAAGGATAACCCGTACCTCTTCAATTCGGGTGAATATGAAACGATGCTTCTCTCTCTCCCTGAGGTGCAGCGGAAGCAGCTTCTGTATGGTAGCTGGGATGTCGCTGAAGGGGCGGCATTTACTGAGTTCGATCGCAGTGTTCATGTGATACCGCCCTATAAGATACCTTCAGGGTGGCGGAAGTTCAGGGCATGTGACTACGGATACGGTTCATATTCTGCAGTTCTATGGTTTGCAGTTACCCCCGACAATACCTTGGTCGTATATAGGGAACTGTACGTCAGTAAGGTCCTAGCCGTCAATCTAGGCCGGATCATTATGGAGATAGAGTCTGAAGATGGCCCTATGTCCTATGCGATATTAGATTCATCTTGCTGGCATAACCGTGGAGACACGGGACCTAGCCTAGCTGAACAGATGAATGGGGAAGGATGCCGGTTTAGGCCCTCAGATAGAAGTAGGGGTAGCCGAGTTAGCAGTAAGAACGAGATACACAGGCTTCTACAGGTGGATGAAGAGACGGATATGCCCGGTCTTCAGATATTCAATAGCTGCACTAACCTAATTTCGCAGCTTCCTGTGCTACCCGTAGACAAGAAGAACCCAGAGGATATTAATACGAACTCAGAGGATCATCTTTACGATGCACTACGCTACGGGGTACAGTCCCGGCCGGTCCCTAAGAACGTCTTCGACCTAGGATCGCCGACTTCCCCCAAACAGTCGTTTAAACCCTCTGATACTGTTTTCGGATACTGAAAGGTTAGGCATGGCACAGGACGTACACGGCATTGACTCCAATGAGAGTTCCTACATGGATGACTCAGAGGGAGACTCTGCGGACTCCACCACCAGTGCCCTAGCGTCATACGTGACGAACTTGTACAGCAAGGCTGAAGATGCCCGCTATACGGATGAGAACAGTTGGATCAAAGCCTATAAGAATTATCGGGGCACATACAGCGCCGATGTCCAGTTCCTGGAGACTGAGAAGTCCAGAGTGTTCATTAAGGTCACTAAAACCAAGGTCCTGGCTGCGTATAGTCAAATTGTAGACGTTCTACTGGCCAACAATGAGTTCCCCCTTACGATTAACCCTACCACTCTCCCTGAGGGCGTGGCTGAGTCCGTGCATTTTGACCCTGCCGTGCCGGAAGACCTGGATCTGCCGGAAGCTGCCCTTGATCTTGTAGGATACGACGGCGACGGTACTATTCTTCCCCCCGGCTCCACCATGGATAGCCTCCTAGCCGATAGACTCGGCCCCCTGGGGGAGGTGCTAGAAGATGTGCCAGTAACTGAAGGCCCAGGGGTTACGCAGACCGCCATCACGTATCATCCGGCAGAGATTGCTGCTAAGATGATGGAGAAACAAATTAAGGATCAGCTAGAAGAGTCTAAAGGCTCCACCCACCTTCGCCATTCGGCCTTCGAGTGTGCCCTGTTCGGCACTGGTGTGATCAAAGGGCCGTTCGCTACTACTAAAGAGTATGCTAAATGGGATGACGAGGGTAACTATACCCCGGTGAAGAAGACTGTCCCTGAAGTGTCCTATGTTTCCGTATGGAACCTGTATCCAGACCCCAACGCTGCTACGGTTGATGACTGTGACTATGTCATCGAGCGCCACAAGCTCACCCGCTCCCAGCTAAGGGCTCTGAGGAACCGTCCGTTCTTCCGTGAGTCCGCTATCGAAGAAGCCATGGACCAGGGTGAGAACTACGATGTCAAATGGTGGGAGAGTGATCTACTAGAGACATCCAATGGTGTAAATGCTAGTGACTACGGTGGAAACCGGTTCGAGGCCCTGGAGTTCTGGGGTGTCATGGACAGGAAGATCGCAGAAGAGTCCGGTATTGAGATCCCTGGTGAGTACGAAGACGCCGACGAGCTGCACTGCAACGTGTGGGTATGCAATGGTGAAGTCCTGAGGTTCGTCCTCAACCCATTCCTCCCTCGTCGTCTGCCCTTCGCGGCCGTCCCCTATGAAGTTAACCCGTACTCCTTCTGGGGCATCGGTGTTGGCGAGAACATGGACGATACGCAGACCCTCATGAACGGCTTCATGCGCCTAGCCGTAGATAACGCAGTCCTGTCCGGTAATCTCCTGATCGAAGTCGACGAGACTAACCTAGTCCCAGGCCAGGACCTCACCGTATATCCTGGTAAGGTCTTCAGGCGGCAGGGTGGTGCCCCAGGGCAGGCCATCTTCGGTACTAAGTTCCCTAATGTGTCTGCTGAGAACATGCAGTTGTTCGATAAGGCTCGTGTACTTGCCGATGAGTCTACTGGCATCCCATCGTTCTCACATGGTCAGACTGGTGTCTCAGGAGTAGGTAGAACTGCTGCCGGCATCTCCATGTTGATGGGGGCCGCTGCTGGTTCCATTAAGACAGTCGTCAAGAACTTCGATGACTATCTGCTGCAGCCCCTAGGTGAAGCGATGTTCGCCTTTAATATGCAGTTCAACTTCAACCCCGACATCAAGGGCGACCTAGAGATCCGGGCCAGAGGCTTAGATAGCCTGATGCAGAATGAGGTTCGCTCTCAGCGGCTCTTGTCGTTCCTGCAGATTACCAGCAATCCTATCCTGGCTCCGTATGCTAAGTTCCCCTTCATCATACGAGAGATTGCTAAGAGCATGTCGCTCGATCCTAACAAAGTCACCAACACTCCAGAGGAGATGATCCGACAGGCTCACCTGATGTCGCTCATGGCCCCTGAGAGCCCCGCTGACGGCGTTCCTTCTGAGGGTGACATGACAGGTGCCGGAGGTGGCAACATAGGCGTCGGTGGCGTCCCCCTGCCCGGAGAGGCGCAGTTCACAGGAGAGGGACAATCTCCCGTAGGTGCGCCTCCACAACCCCCTCCCCCACAGCCTATCCAGCAGCAGGAGCCTATGAATGCGGGTATGCCTCCGGGAATGTTGCAGTAGCGGGTATGCTACTTATAATAGACAAGAAGTGCATCGTTCTATTGCGTGTTTTTTATTATATGCCGGACTACACCAGTATACTTCAGGAGTTTCAGTGGCAGACACTTGATGCCCACCCTTTCTATCCTAGGGTTAACAGATTTCTGAACCACTGGAGGAAGAATATAGATGCAGTTATTGCAGACATTGAAATGAGCAGGATATAAATGGGGTATATGGATCTTAAACCAATGGTTACTAGCGGTGAACCATATACTAGGTTTGAAGCTTACCTGAAGGAACTGAAGGAGAAGGCACTCTTGAACTTGTCTTCTGCTAATGACCCACAGGAACTATACAGACACCAGGGTCACATAGCTTGCCTCACCCACTTGCTCAGTCTTAAGTCTCGTATACAGGCTGATTCCCTAACTGGCATAACTGCTAACCGTACATAACCCTTCACGGAGATACCACAGATGTTGATGAAAATGATTCTCCCCATGATGCCGACGACCGGCGAAGATGAACACGGACCCGTGGCACCACCCCATAAAGAAGTAGCCCCTTACGGGTCACTACCTAAGGAAGTAGCCGATGATGTTCCGGCGATGCTCTCTGAGGGTGAATACGTAGTTCCGGCCGATGTGGTCCGCTACTGGGGAGTCAAGCATTTAGAAGAGATGCACTCTGCCGCTAAATATGGCCTTATGGCCATGAAGCGTGACAACCGTATGCACATGTCTACTGATGGTCCTCCAGAAGATATGCCCACATCCGAAGTTGCAGAACCGGGAACAGATATGCTGTGTAATGAGGGGGGTGAAGGGACCGCCGCCTTAACCAATATTCTCGAATCCAAAGAAAATGATGCTGAGATGGAAGACCTGGGCATGGAAAAGGAAGACAGCCCAGACGATCAGATGGAAGACCTCGGTCTAGAGGCTCATCGCTTAGGTGAGCGAGACATGAACTTCGATGGTAAGGCTACCGACAAAGACGGTAAGCACCCCTTGTATATGGCGCATGGAGGCGACGTAGGTTCCCACGGTAGTGACATATCCGGGTATATGAACGTGGGCAATGCGTATAGCTTCGAACCCTCTCCTGAGGCAGTCGCTGCTGTAGCGGCTAACAAGGGCAAGTCCGCTGCTGACATCGCTTCAGACATGGTAGATGCTGCCAAGGAGAAAGCCGACGCCGCCGCCACGGGACTAGCCGCCGGCACGTCCGTGAGTGAATTGTCCAGGGGCGACTTCAGTGGTGTCGCAGGAACAGTCGCCCGCGGCATGGCTGCCATCGCCTCAAGAGGCTCTCCGGTAGGTATCGGATCGATGCTGGGTCTCGGCCCGTCGATTAATTCGGCGGAAGTAGGCTTCACCATCAACGGTGTCAGTGTCCCCATGAATATGGGTGTAGGCGTTCAATCTCTCGCTGCCAGTATTTCCGTAGCTGCGCTCTCAGAGATTGCCACGAAGGCAGCCCAGAATGACCCAACAGTTTCCCTAAACGACATATCGATGATCAACGGTAGTGTGGTCGGTGTTCAGCGAGGGAATGTAGCCGGCATGGTCACAGCCTCAGTCGTCGGTAATGTGGCCCCCGACTTCTCCGTCGAGTCCTACAACGCCGCACAGTCGCTGGCGGCAGGTACGGTTCCGGGCACTGCCCCGACTGATCCTGCGACAGGCATCCCCGACTTCGGCCTGGGAGTAGGCATGATTGGGGTGTCCACCGATCCGTCCACAGGGTCAAAGGCAGGCTATAGTCCTGTTACGGGCCTTTCTCATGGGGCCTTCGGTACTGCTGCACTAGGTACGGCGCTAGGTGCCGCTGCGCTGTCGAAGGATCAGAGAGATCAAGTCGCGACGATGCGTGGCTACGGGTTCGATGAGGAGGCAATTGCAGCGGCCGTATCCCAGCAGACGGCACAAGAGGAGGCGCTGTCAGCCAGCATCGCCAACGCTGCAGCCATAGCCGATGACTTTGGAGCAACTACGGCGCAGAAGGATGCCCACGATGCTGCAGTCAGCCAGGGGAATGCGCCTGTCGGTTCTTCACCTAACAGCGCAGGCGGTTACAGTACTAAGGGCGGTATGGGGTTTTCAACGGACCATAGAGGTGACGTTATGTCCCGAGACCGGCATAATAATATGATGACGGATACCACCACCACCAATACAGTGTCGACTGAGCCCACTGCCCCTACCGATGAAGATATCTACTCGATGATGATGGATGACGGGACTACAGCACCCGGCGCACCTGCAGGTGGTTCAGCCCCCGTAGGCGCGGTGAGTGGACCCCATGGCTTGGGTCCATCCGTGGGACTCTCTACGGACACGACCCCGCTTGGCTTAATGGATGAAGAGAAAGAAGATAAAGTCTCTCAGGATCTGCAAGACTTAAGTGATGAGAACGATAGAGACCGAGCTGCTGCCGAGGCGCGGGACGTAGCCGATATGGAGGCCGAGACGTATTCACAGACTGTCGGCATGGACATGGCGTCGGCTCTGGGCATGGGCAATGACCCTGAGGGCCAAGGTGCAGATGGGGCAGCAGCAGATGCAGCAGCGGCAGCGGCAAGTTCAGAGGCTGCTGGCATGGACGGCCATGACTTCGCAAGAGGCGGACTCATGGCATGGAAGATTGGCCCACAGAAAGGGGAAGGACGCAGGTACTAAAGCCTAGACGATAATACACTACCCTACGGACGGGCTACCCTATACCCCCTTCATTATGAAGGGCCACTAGAGGCCCCCAACAACAGGATACCAAATCAATATGGCTACCGAACAACACGATGAGGACGACACACAAGACGACAGTGGCACCCTGGGACATGTGGTACAGGCCAAGCGTCGCTATCGGCGGGCAAAGGATGAAGAGAAAGATCTTAGAGAACTGATCGACGCACGAGCATCTAAGGATGGCGTCCTGGATGAGTATGCCAATGACGGTGACGAGGACGCTGGTGACCTCGATGCCGAAGAGGCCACCTTCAAGAAGCGCTACGGTGATCTTCGTAGGCATATGCAAAGCGTACAGACTGAACATCGCAAAGAGATGCAACAACTAGAGGGCAGGATGACTAAGGCCGAAGGCGGCAAGTCTTTTTCCCTACCTAAGTCAGAAGCTGAGATTGCCACCTGGAGTAAGAAGTACCCAGACGTTGCTAAGATGATGGAGTCGATTGCCCTGAAGAAGTCCGGCGATGTAGCTTCTAGCATGAAGAAGGAGATGGAAGGTCTCCAGGAGATGAGACGGGAAATTACCAGAGGTAAGGCAGAGGGCGAATTACTTCAACTACACCCCGACTTTGACGCCATTAGGAAAGACCCAGCATTCCATGCATGGGCCGGCATCCAGCCTAAGTGGGTACAAGACTCACTGTATGAGAACGAAGACAACGCCCTCGCATGTTCTAAGGCTATTACCTTGTACAAGGCCGAGACCCGCCAACTCAATGGTCCGTCCGACGCTGCTAAGAAGGTTAGGAATAAGAGCGGGACCAATGTTAGTACCGAGGCCGGTTCAAAGGCTAAGTGGAAAGAGTCACAAGTGGCTTCTATGACCGCCAGACAGTATGAGAATAATGAAAAGTCTATCACTAACTCTATCTCAAATGGTACTTTCGTATATGATCTTTCTGGTGCGGCACGGTAATAGGTGTTGACATTAAGGAACACGGAAGTATAACTATATGTATAATTACTATGAATACCGTGTGGCCCCGTGCCTGTATGCAGCGGGCTCGGCCCCGCACCGTAAGACTTGTAAGTTAGATTACCATTTCTTATGTGGCCCCCTACAGACCTGTACAGTCTATCGGGATACCCACACCAAAGGATGCCCTGAACTTACGCATCATTACTAAAGGCTATCAAAAGGAGAAAACCTATGGCTTTTTCAAGTGCCGCTGGTTATGGAAACCTTCCCAATGGTAACTTTTCACCTGTAATTTACAGCAAGAAAGTTCAGTCGGCGTTCCGAAAGACCAGTATTGTAGAAGACATCACCAATAGCGACTACTTTGGTGAGATTGCTAACTTCGGTGATACCGTGCGTATCATTAAAGAGCCGGAGATCACCGTCAAAGAGTATACCCGTGGTGCCGTTATTACTCCTCAGGATCTCGATGATGAAGACTTCACGCTCGTTGTAGACAAAGCCAACTACTTCGCGTTTAAGGTTGACGACATCGAAGAAGCCCATTCCCATGTGAACTTCGAGTCCATGGCAACTGACCGTGCTGGCTATCGCCTCAAGGACCAGTTCGACCAAGATGTTCTTGGTTATCTTTCGGGTTTCAAACAGACTACTATGCATGGTGCCAACGATACTGTTCGTGTTGCTGGTGACAAGGCAGGTACCGATCCGGTTTCTGCTGCTGCTAACGGCCTCCTAGCTTCTATGCTAGTTGCTCGTAACAGCTTTGTTTCCGGTGGCGCTTCCACTGACTCAATTGCCACGCATTCCGATGGTTCGACTGGTGAGGCTACTCCTCTTGGAGTTCTTAACCGGATGGCCCGTCTTCTTGATCAGCAGAATGTTGATCGCGATGGCCGTTGGGTTGTTGTTGATCCGATCTTTATGGAGCAACTAAACGACGAAAACTCGAAGCTCCTCAGTAACGACTACACCAGTGGCGATAAGGACATTCTTCGTAATGGCCGCATCATGGATGGTCTTATCCGGGGCTTCCGCATCTACCTGTCCAACAATCTGCCCGTCGTCGGTACTGGCGCTGGCACTGTGGACACCAATGGTTCCGCGACTAACTACGGTGCCATTGTTGCCGGGCACGACTCGGCAGTTGCTACTGCTTCTCAAATTGAGAAGGTCGAAACTTATCGCGACAATGACAGCTTCGCTGACATCGTTCGTGGTATGCATCTGTATGGCCGCAAAGTGCTTCGTCCTGAAGCTCTCGTCCGCGCCCATTACAATATTGCGGCTTAAGGGAGGGCATAGATCATGGCTACCGTTACTACTCTTGCTTCGACCGTCCGCAACCCTGGCGCTCGTGGACGTAGTCCGTACTACGTTCAGAATGAAATCGACTTTGCTGCTGCTGTTACCGCTAAAGGTACCGCATTGGCTGCTGCCGATATCATTGAAGCACTTACGGTTCCTGCCAACACGATGATTATGTCTGCTGGCATGGAATGTACCGCTATTCATACCGGTACTTCCACTGATTGCGCTCTTGATTTGGGCGTGACTGGTGGTGATCCAGACGCATTTGTCGATGCTTTTGACTTCGACGCTGCGGCTGCGGGTGCCTACGCGGTTCCTGCTGCACCTGGATGTGCGATTGTACCGGCTGCGGCTGACACGCTCGACATTCTTATCCAGGCACAGACCGGTACTACCCTAACGGGTAAGATCCGCGTTTTTGCATGGCTGTCGAATGTTGACGACATTGGTTCCTTAGGTGCTAATGAAGTCTCGCGTGACAAGCTTGCTTAAATAAGTAAGTCCTATATAGAAATGTATTGGGGTGGAGCTATTGTTTGGTTCCACCCCCTTACTACTAGCTATCTCTCTACATACTCCCCCTATATAAATATCATATGGAATATAGATGGCAACCACCTTCATCACACTGGTCAACGAAGCACTCCGCCGCTTGAATGAAGTCGAGGTAACTTCCGACGACTTCGCGGCCGTCATTGGCTTTAGGGCACAGATAAAAGATGCGGTGAATGCTGCCTTGCATGAGATCTCCCAGAAAGAATACGGTTTCCCCTTTAACTACGGCACAGGTGCATTGACCCTTGTTGCCGGAACTAAGACATATGCACTGGCTTCTGCTTTTAAGACGGCCGATTGGAACTCATTCCGTATAAATTATGATGCGTCGAACAATTGGGCGGCTCGTAAACTTAAACAAATCAACTATGACACGTATCTCATGCGCTTCTTCGAGCGGGATGACACTGCCGTATCTGGTGACTACGACCAACCCGTGTACGTGTACCGGACCCCCGATAATAAGGCTGGGTTCACTGCAGTTACAGATGAGGCGTACAGCGTGAACTATGATTATTACGCTTACCACACAGATCTCGCTCTTTCCACTGACTCTATGACCGTTCCCGATGCATTTAAACACGTAGTAGTAGATGGTGCCCTGTACCATGGTTATATGTTCAGGGACAACGTCCAACAGGCGGGTATATCTAAGGCTAAATTTGATGAGGGAATTGAGCGTATGCGTACCCTCTTAATAAACAGATTTACGGATGTTCGTGACACTCGGGTAGGTAGACTCATAAATGTGCCACACGGTAACGCCTAATGCCTGACCAATATAGGGATGTCACGGTCCTATGTAAGGGTGGACTATTCAGGAACGAGGACGCCCTATCACTGGCGTCTACAAATCCTGGCGCGGCCATTCGTATGCTTAACTTCGAAGTGTCGCAGTTCGGTGGCTACCGTAGGATTAGCGGATTTGCCCCCTACGATGCGTCTAACACCACGGTACCAGGATTAGGTACGGTACTCGGCGTCTGGATACACGGGGACACTGTCTATGCTGCAAGACGAAATATAGGAGATGCTACAGGCACTCTAGGCTCAGGCCCTATAACAGTAACAAATGAGTCTACTACACTAACAATAGCTCACACTTCTCATGGTTTATCTGTAGGATCTTTTGTTACATTTTCTGGAGCAGCAGCCGTTGGCGGGTTAACAATTAACGGCGTTGAGATGGTTGTTGTTACAGTCACCTCTAATTCGTATACCGTTGTCTTTACATCAGCCGGAACTTCCTCTGCCTCTGGTGGCGGGGCGTCGGTAACTTACTCCTACAGCTACAACTATTTTATATATAAACATGTAGCAGGAGTAGGGTGGGGAAGTAATGTGGGACCCACGGGGCGAGTGGCGCTTGGGGTAAAGAAACTAAGAGTATCTAATCATAACTTTACGGGGTCTGAAGTTACGGTCCTAGTGGATGGGATAAACCGCCCCGCTCGTCACAGCGGTACTACTTTTTCTGAGATATTCGACAAGCAGGGTACCGCTGCTGCAGATACTGAAACACAGCTATCTAATGCCTTTGATTCTGTAAATGGCGATGCTACTGTAACAGTAGATCACGTTGCGCATACTCTAGCCGTAGGCGATGTTGTTAGATACAGTGGAGTAAATGTTAATGTAGGTGGTGTCAGTATAAACGACACTAATTTCACTGTTGCCACTGTTGCCAGCGTTGATCTCTATACTTTTGAATTGGACAGTGCTTCTGGTGTCACTGGTCAAACGAATGTTGGTGGGACGGCAATTAGCTTTTTCTACACCAGAGCCAATACGTCTACTGTTAAAGATATTGTAGCCGCAAAGTTTACTACTGACTTCAGTGACCATCAGTTCTTTGCAGGTATGTCGGGCACCCT